TTCATCAAGTGCGGTCAGAAATCATGGGATTTTTTGACCGCACTTTTCACAGGATTTTATTATGCTTAAATCATTACATTTTTTAGATTTTATTCGCGAATTTATTCTTTTTTCTGTTGTTCTTGCCGTATTTATTATCGGCAGTTCAAGCGCTCAAATCACCTTAATTTGGATTATTACCATTTTATCCATTCTGACTTGGATTGGTGCGGCAGAAAACTATCAAAATAAGAAGATCAGATATACAAAAGCAAAAACTACATTTGAGATTTATACGCTAATTTTATTAAGCACGATTTTTGTTTATTTTGATCATTGGATTATTGGTACTTTTATATTGTTTTCAAACTTAATTTTTATTATCAGTTGCACGGAAGGCAATGCAAAAAAGGAAGAATAAATGCTCCAAAACTTCGCACTTGCCACATTGGGCATGTTTGTGTTCACTCGGCAAACCGTGCCTTTTCAAAGTTTAGACCGCACATCAAATTGGCGGCATCCAACCAATGCCATTGTCGGGGCAATGCCAAAAACACAATTCACCGGTAAAGAAAGCGAAACTGTGACGATTAGTGGCAGATTAATCCCAGAAATCACTGGTGGCAGATTTTCCATTAAAGCTCTGGAATTAATGGCAGACAGTGGCGGTGCATTTCCGCTTATTGACGGAGCAACCTTTGAAATTATCGGTTTTTTTGTGATCGAAAGCGTGCAAGAAACCCGAACAGAATTTTTTGCCGATGGCGCACCTCGTGCGATTGATTTCAGCATGAGCCTAAAACGCACCGATGACCCGATGCTAATTGCCATTGCAGAGAGTTTAATGAGTAGCCTTTAATGTTTGATTTCAATCTTAACGACAATCACCGCACGCCCGCTTTTAAAGTGCAGATCACCACGAAAGACAAAAAACAGCAAGACATCACACAAGTGATTTCGAGCCGTTTAATTAGTTTGTCTTTAACAGATAATCGAGGCTTAGAGGCGGATACACTCGACTTAGAATTATCTGACCATGACGGTAAACTCGCCTTACCGCCACGCAATGCCACAATCCAAGTTGCGCTAGGCTGGAAAGGCAAACCACTGATTGACAAAGGGCAATATTCAGTGGATGAAGTGCAATTTTCAGGCGGTGCAGGTTCGGCAGACCGATTAACCATCAGAGCAAGAGCGGCAGATTTAAAAGGCTCATTTTCCGAACAAAAAGAGCGGTCATTTGATAAAAAAACGTTGGGCGAAATTATTGACACCATCGCCAAAGAAAACCAACTCAAAAGCCAGTGCGAGAAAAAACTGGCTAACACCTTTATTGCGCACATCGACCAAACCAACGAAAGCGACATTAATCTATTAAGCCGTCTAGCAGAAGAACACGGGGCAATGTGCACGGTTAAAAATGGCACGCTATTATTTATGCCGCTAGGACAAGGCAAAACCGCCACAGGCAAGCCGATTCCACTGCGAAAAATCACTCGCAAAAGTGGCGACAACTACAATTTCTCTATTGCAGAAAGCGAAAACTACAAAGCCGTGCGGGCGTATTGGCATGATACGGACACAGGCAAACGTGGCGAAATTACGGTGGATGAAAACACCAAGATAGTGAAAAAACAGCGTATGACAAAAGGCAGAACGCTGAAAAACGGCACTGTGAAAGGCAGACGATTAAGCAAACGCAAATACAACACTATTGAGCAACAAGAGCCTATCACCAGTGATAATGCGCAAATAAAATCACTCCGCCACACTTATGCAAGCGAAAGAACCGCCATCAATGCCGCAAAATCCGCCTTTGATAAACTCAAACGAGGCGTGGCAACATTTAGCCTAAATCTTGCCTTTGGCGAACCTGATTTAATCCCCGAAACACCCATTGAGCTTTCAGGCTTTAAAGCCGAAATTGACGCAACCAACTGGCTAATCACCAAAGTGACACACAATCTTTCAGACGGCGGCTTTACCAGTCAAATTGAATGTGAACTGAAAGTGGAAGAAGATGAAGTGGAAGTGAAAAAGGAGAGAAAATAAAATGGGAATGATAAAAAGCGTAGTTTTTCACACAAATGGCACATTTTTTAATATAGACAGCCAAGCCGATGGCCTTTGCTTAGACTTAGGCAAAAACATCGGCGTGGCTGTACTAGAAAAATGCGGCACAGAGCGTGGCTATACTACATATAAAATGATGCAAATAATGCAGGCAAATAGTCAACTCCCTTATTCACTAATTCAGTCAGGATTTGTTTTATGGAATCGGCAGGAAGCGATTTTAGTTGATCAATCATTTTCTGCTTATCGCTCGGGTTTAGGCTTGAGCCATCAATCACAGAGATGAGCAATTCCACTGAACTAGGGTGTAATTTAACGGTGGATACGTTTAAAATAGCGGATAATCCACCGTCATCTTCTATAAAATCAATGCCTTTATGCGTAATTCGATAACTTGAGCCTTTTTGTTCTAATAATCCATGCGAACTTAAATAAATTAAATTTTCACGAAGGTGTCTGATTGTTGCTATATCCACCTTTATTTTGGGGAAAAGAGCAAACTGTTCATTAAGGTCGAGCAATTCAGTGCCGTTAATGCAAACGTCATAAATTAAGCGATCTTCAATAAAATCGTCATAATGAGATTTTAAAAAATGCAAAACGTGATTTTGCAACGTTCTATCTATATTCATTAAATACCACTATATCTATTTAATTCAGAGTCATCATTCATTTTGAATAGAGCTTTTATATCATTATTAACTTCACACAAAATCAAATGATTTAAACTATTATAAATGTCTTCATGAGTATCAAATGCTCTTATATAGTCAAGAGCTCCAATTTTGCCTCTCTTTCCTGTTTTTTCAAAAATGATGTCAAAAAGTAGATTTGCAAGTTCACCTACATTAGGTATGCGATTCTTCACATTTGAATGAACTAGATAAGTATTTCTATATTTTTTTAGGTTATCAGAATGATAATCCTTAACGAATTTATTTAATTCATTTCTAGTTTTTTCAGATAATTTTTTCACGATTGCTTGATTTGAGCGTATTGCGTCTGAAATCCGACAGACATTTAGTAAAACAACACCTAAACACATTTTTGTTGTTCTTATTATCGCCTCTTTATTTGAGCCCTCACTAATTCCTTTAAGAATACTACATGCTGCCCCTATATCAAGAATACAATCTTGGAGATAAAAGTAAAAATTAATAAATTTTTTATCATCTAAATTGCTTTTATTAGTCATTTTTTCACCTCTACCCACAAATACTCTCACAAGGCACGCCATTGTGGCCACGGTCAAGTTTGTGCAAAACTTGTATTATTTACCTAACTTATTAATAGCATTTAGCCACTGTTCTTCGGTAATCACCTTCACTTTATGACCTTGTTTTTGATATTCCTTTGCTTTTTCTATTTTTCGTCCGAAACTTTGATAAATCCAATCTCTTGAATTAAGTGTACCAACAATCAAATAGTCCAAATCTGAGCGCCAATCTTTTACTATTGAACAGCCTAGTTTTTCAGCTTTATTTTCACATTTACTGCGAGAACCATAAATGAATTTACCTGTAAAACATAAAACCTTGTCAGTAAAATCTATATCTTCTACAGAATCAAAAAAGAGTTTCCCCATTGCCAAACCATCAACAACACCATTGTCAGGATCGCTCCCAGTGAAATCAATGAGCATAGATTTTAATTTATGTCTTTCATCTTCTGTTATAACTCCATCAGAAAGAATATCATCTATTAAGCGATAAAGTTCACTGCCAGGATAGTTATTTTTGAGCAAGCTATTTTGATTGATCCACCATTTTAAGTAATACACTTCATCGTCTGATAAACGGTTATCAGAAATAATCCCCTTACATAAACCAGAAAGTAAATGAATGTCAGATTCTTTTGAATAGAGATCAATATTTGGTAAATCTAGAATATTACGTTGGATTTCAATAAGGGTAGATTTGAGTTCTTCGAGTTCGTTTTTAGAAACCTCTCCATCAAATCGAATATCAATAATTTGATCTCTAATTTGCTGGAAAATAACATTATTTTGTAATTCTTGTGCTTCTAAAATCCATGTATCTAAATAAAGCAACTCTTGTTCTGTAATCTCACCATCACAAGTTATACCATCAATAATACTGATTAAGTTAGTAAATAGTTTATTGCGGTTTCTTACATAATTGTAACTATATAACTCATCTTTCATCGTATCCCCCTACAAATCCCTCGGGTTAATCGCTACCACTTCTTCATCTTCATCGGAAAACTAAACACCATGGCTCGAGAATACAAACTGGGGCGTTGGTGTGTATTCTCATATTTATGAAACTTCAACAGATTTAAGGATGATCCACCCCACCATTCGGATATTTGCACCGCTTCAGCCGATTGAAAGCCATCTTCCAACCACGAAGAAAACCGTATTTCCGCAAGGCTAAAATGGCGTAATTTGAACAACTAGGCTCAAAGCGGCAACCATTGCGAATTTTTGCTGGTGCTAAATATTGATAAAGTAAAATTAATTGGATACTAAGCCAAACCATTAATCATTTTTTTCGCGTCTAAAGGTGATAACTTTATGAATCTTAGTTGTCGTTTTGCCGCCAGAAAAACATCCTGCCGCTTCTTCAGTAGAAAAATCATCTATCCGAAAAAACTCCCAACCTAATCTTGCCTGTTCATTAACCAGTTCTTGTAAGTAGTCTGCAGCTGCAGTTTGAATATTCTTTCTTTGCGCAATGATATGGGGCGCAGCTTGAATCATTTTGTATTCGTAGGCCATGATAAGTTCTCCTTAGGTTGGTTTTGGTAAAGATTGGTAGGTATGAACCCTACAAATCCTTCGGCTTCAATTCTACCGCTTTAATAAATTTCCCGATAATCTCGGCAGTGTCGAATAAGTCTTCTGTTATTTCAAAAGGGTGATAAAGCGGGTTGTCGCTTAATGCCATAATCACCCCGGTCGGTAGGCGTTGCAGGCGTTTTATGTAGGTTTCTCCGTTTAAGTTGAACGAATACACGCCCTCGCCAATATATTCTTTTACATTGGTGTCGATAAATACGATGTCGTTTTGCGTAATGGTTGGCACCATGCTGTCAGTCGGCACTTTGAACATATACACGCCATCGGTCGTTGTTCTGCCTAAAATCCGTTTCACACCCTCATGGGTAAAGAAAATAGACGATATAACATCAGGATATTCAAGATTAATAATTCCCGAACTATGTGCTGCCAATTCGGCATCTAATAAATCCACCCGTAGGGTATGATCATCGTCCTTTTCTGATGTAAATGCGAAAACATCCGCATCGCGCTCCCCCTCTCCAGTTTTTAACCAGTGTGCGTTCACACCAAGTGCGGTCGCAATTTCTAAAATATTTTTAGGATTGAGAGTTTCACCACTCGCAATTTTTGCAATGGCAGGTTGAGAAACGCCGACTTGTTTTGCAAAGGCGTTCATAGACAGGCGCTTTTCATCAAGTAAAGTTTTAAAACGAGTAGATAAATTAGACATTTTTTGCTCCTTATTATTGATTCTAAAACTTAAGTTATAAAATATCATTAAAAAAATAGTTGCAAAATTAAAACATAGCGATTAATATGATTAAAACTTAAGTTTCAAGCGTGATTTTATGAAAAGTATTGAACAGGCTGTCACCATTTGTAATGGACAGTCTGCCCTAGCTAGAGCTTGCGGAACAAGTCAGGCTGCAGTGGGTAAATGGCTCAACGGCGGAAAAATGGATGTGAAATACATCCCATTCATCATCCAAGCCACAAAATTTGAAGTAAACCCAACCGAACTAAGACCCGATGTAGATTGGCCAACAATTTACGAAAGTCTGAAACAGGTGTTTGGGCATTAATATCAACCGTGCAATCCATATTGGGGAATGTGGAGAGTATAGGACAGAAGAAGGTGTGTGATATGGCAGCAAAAGTCGATGCATTATGTCCAGGATGTGGTAGCGATCAGATTGGGACGAGAACCTCTAGAAAGGCAGAAAATACCATTGTTTCTGAATGCTATTGCAAAAGCTGTGGTCGAGTTCATTTCGAACTCTGGACAGAAATTCGCAATATTAGTATCGGTACATTTACACCGGCATTAATTCAGAATTTCAAAACAGCCGAACAGTGGGCAAAAGAACGTCAAATGCGTAAGCAAGGCAAGTTACCAGCAATAGACGAACGGCAAATCGAAATCCCTACGGATTAATTCTTAATTTTCCAACAGTAATTTAACCACCGTCGTTTGAAGAAATTCATTCGACAGGATTTTTGCAACCAAAATTTAGGAGTTTGAGCAAATGGCAAGCAGTAATTATGTGTATGACAACGGTAAAAAACGCCATAACCGTGTGAATGTGTGGCAGTTAAATAAAACCGTGCAAGAACAGGCTCGCAACATTCAACTGTTGCAACGAGCGATTTCTCACCAAGCAAACGTGAATACACAGCAAGTATTGCTGAATGAATCACTCAGTGATCGCATTGCGTTACTTGAAGAAGAACAGTGGGCACGTGAACAAAGTATTTTCCAACGCTTTGCACGGTGGTTCCGTAAATAAATGAATGGGGGTGAGTGATGGCCTTAATGCCTTATTGCTTTGAAGATGAAACGGAATCTGCCGCTGAAAAATGGTGCCGTGTAAATCAAGTAAAGGTGCCTGAAATCCGAAGTTTTGATGATGCGCTGCACTCGTTAAGCAAAAGCCAATTCCGTGTAGAACGAGAGTTTGACGGTTTACAACAAGGCTTTCGAGAAATGCTGTTGGAATTAGCCGATTTAGATTTTTCAGATTTACGTGCAGGGCATTTAACAGGCACTAAGCTCCATCACTACACAGAACAAGGACAACGCAAAATAGCCCGCGCACTACGTAAAGTGCGGTTACTTTCGGGAATGTTTTCACAAGGCGTAACAGAGCGGGAATTTACTCAAATTGATACTCAGGAGGATAAAAATGGAAACACAAATGAATAAATCCGCACAGAAATGGTATCGCAAATATCGTCGTTTTTTAGCTTTGTGGGGACATTTAAAACAACAAGGGAAAGATGACATCGCCGCGCTTGTTTATTCAAAAATCATCGAATCCGCCAATATGACGGTTTACTTAGCAAGAAATGCAAAATGAAAAAATTAGCTATTAAAACTTATTTAGACCATGCGCAACACGCAAAAGAAAGTGAGCAACAAGGCAATTATGGGTTAGCTGCAAAACAATGGCGTTCAGCGTGGATAGCGGCACCAACCGAAACACAAACAAACTGGAGCTTTGCACGCGCTGAATATTGTTTCAAAAAAGGGATTGAGGAAGGGCAAATCAAACTAGACAAGACCCGCCAATATGACTTTAAGCAATTTATGGGGAAACGTGATGAGTGAGCTTTTTATGATGTTTTTAGTGGCTGCATTTGCTGTTCTTGGTGCAACTATCACGGTAATGGGATTAATTGAGTTTATTGTCGATTCGTTAGATAGACGCTGGTAAGGAGGAATGATGGAAAACAATATTTATATTCCGCTTGATTGTGGTGTGACATTGGGAGTTAGAACGATGAATTCACGTTTTCAAGTGTTTGAAATGATTGAAGGGCAAGCGCCACAAAATATCGGTGAATCACTTGGCACTGTTTTAGATGTAGTTGAGGCATTGCGCCATTATGACTTAACACAGCAAGAAATTTCAACTCTAGATGAATTCGTTAGTGCCGTGAAATCCACTGATAACAAGATCAAAGAATATTTTGAATATCACAGTGAATATTTAGCCAATACGGCAATGTAAGGATTCTTGATAATGAACTGGGAACTTGAGTGTAATGCCAATCTTGCCAAACGTGAGCAAGCGATGGCAGATGCACGTGCAGTGATGATGCAAAGTGCGGTGAATGTTGACCGCACTTTAGATGCTGCTCAAGCGACATCGGCGCAAATGGAATTATTTTCTGTTGCGCCGCACCAGTTCGATTATGTTGAAAAACTGCTTTCTGCACTCCCTCGCAAACGCCAACGTGAGCATTTTCGCCATGTGTGGTTGCGTGCGTTCAACGGTGTGAAAGATGATGGCTCTATTGGGTTTAAATTCGGCAATAAACAGGCGGCGTATGCCAATACCTATTTGCGCGAAATCCTCACCAATCGCTTGAAAGCCGTTTTTCAACATTATCACGTTAGCCTTGATTGGTTGATTGACCGTGATACGCATTCACAAGTGGTCGCCCTCTCAAAAGGCAAAAAGGCGGCTAACTTTCCGTTTTATTTGTTAAGCGAACATCAGCTAAAAGAAATGGCAGACAAATTAGCCATGTTGTTTACGAAATTACAGTCTGATTTTGTCACCGAACAAGCCGAGCGGAAAGAACGTGGGGAAATATCTCTTGATGATTTTACTGCACTTTCTCGTGACCTTTATCGCTTAGTAGGCGAAGTGTGTGCAGATATTGGTTTTCCGTTAAAGCACTGGTTCGCTTATCAAGATAACCGTTTCTTAGATGTGCATGACATTGAGATTGATCTTAATAAATCAGTTTGCCCAAAACATTGGAAACGCCAACTCACCACGGCACAAAAAAGATTGAAAGAACATGTGGAGATTGGCTGTGGCGCAGTATCGGCAAAAGTGAGCCCTTATGTCTCTCAAACCGCATTTAATGACTACCGTGCGCAACGTGCAGATAACCTCGAATATCTGCAACAAATGGTGTTGGAAAATCTAGACGATAGCACCGAACAAATGCCTTTGATTGAAATGTGGAAAAAATCGGTGGCAAATCCTGCTATCCGTTTCCAGGAAACCATGAACCGCTTGCGTGGTATTGATGAATGGGCGACAGCTAATTCGTTTGTGTCACTTTTTCTTACACTGACTGCGCCCTCCTCTTTTCATGCAACCCATGAAACAGGCAAAAACAATAAAAAATGGCAAGGTGCAAGCCCTCGTGATACGCAACGTTACTTAAATAAAGTGTGGGCACAGTTGCGTGCACAGTTTGCCAAACGTGGGATCGGTTTTTTTGGCTTTCGTGGCGTTGAACCACATCACGATGGCACACCGCATTGGCACTTGCTGATGTATGTACAACCTGAACATAAAGATGAGGTTATTCAATTATTCCGCAAGAAAGCATTGGAATTAGATGGCGATGAATTCGGTGCGAAGAAATACCGTTTCAAAGTAGAAGAAATTGACCAAAACAAAGGTTCTGCTATTGGCTATGTGGCGAAATACATTGCCAAGAATATCTATGCAGGTAAGCAAGGCAAAGAAATGTCCGATGAAGTAGAAAATCTGACATTACTTGAAAACGTGCAACGTGTGAGTGCATGGGCAAATCTTTGGGGTATTCGCCAATTCCAGTTTTACGGTACGCCGTCAATTTCGACTTGGCGTGAACTTCGCAAAATTGATGATGCCATGGCAGCAACTGCGGACGATGAAGTATTGGATATTGGTCGCACTGTGGCTGATGTGAGTTGCTTTGGTAGTTATTTAAAAGTGCAAGGTGGCGCAATGACAAAACGTTGTGATCAGCCGATTTGTATCGAGTACGAAGAATGCGAACCGAATAAATATGGGGAAATTCGTAAGAAAATTGTGGGGGTAAAAAACAGATTCACAGAAAAGAAAATCATCACCAAATTAAAAAACTGGGTGATTAAATCAGCGAAAAGTGCGTTGGGTTCCACTGCACTTAATTCGGAGTCCACCGAAACAAACAAGGCGCATCGCGCCGCTTGGACTTGTGTCAATAACTGTAACCGCTCAAAAATTGAACAGCAAGTTAATTTATTGATGTTGCCTATCGGTTCGCCATTAAAACCGTCACAAATTGACCTTTTAATGCGCCATGGAAGGTTACGGCTTAATGACTATCGGTGGATTTGTTGTGAAAACGATGAAGTTTTCATTAAAGAAGAAAAAATTCCGTTGGCTCAAGCCTTTGGTTGGGGCGAGAGCTTGGGGGATTTTAGGAATCATTAATTAAATGTAGGTGAACTATGAGTAAGTTTTTAAAATTAAATGCAGTTTGTTTCAGTAATGGATCGTTTCGTACAGAACGTATTGTTTTAAATTCAGATTTTATTATTGGATTTTATCCTGAATGTAATATTAAGGATGGTGAAAATATAGAGGATTTTGTAGCTAGAACTTTGGACATAGATGCGTCAATGATTCTCCTTAAAAAGGATGCCATTGAAATTGTGGATTATCAGTGCGAACGAGCTGTTTGTTTAGATATTTTAAAAAAATATGAACCTTGGTGCCCTGTAAGATTAGATGCGTTATGTGAGGGTAGAAATTATTTATGGGTGACAAATTCTGATGATGATCTTTTGGCACAGTTGAATAAATAAATTGGAGGGAATGAAAATGACAAACTTACAACACTTAATTAAAAACATCGAACAATGGGCAGAAGATCGCAATTTGATTGAAGGTTCAACGCCGCAGAAACAATTTATTAAATTGATGGAAGAATTTGGTAAGCTATGCAGTGGAGTAGCAAAAAATAAACCTGATGTAATTAAGGATAGTATTGGGGATTGTTTTGTGGTGATGGTAATTTTAAATAAGCAAACTAATAGCAACTTTGATTTTACGCCTTTGCCATACTTGGCTAGAAAAGGGGTTGATGTTTGGATTGAAAAGTGCGTAGCAAAATTTGCAAGTATTTCAGAAAAAATAAATTATACAGGAAAAGCAAACCGTCATTTGGAATATGATTTTGCTTATGCATTATATTGTCTTATCAAAATTTCGAAAGAATATGGCTTAACCTTAGAAAGCTGTGTACAAGCAGCATGGGATGAAATCAAAGACCGCAAAGGCCGTATGATTGACGGTGTGTTTGTGAAAGAGGGGGATTTGTGATTACGGAGGAAAACACAACAAAATCCGAGCGCACCTTAACGATAAAGGAGGTAGCCAACCTCCTTAATTTAAGTTACAGCACTGTTTTCGCTCACCGTTTTAAATGGGGCTTTTTTCAAATGGAAGGTTCGAAAGCGTGGCGAGTTTTTAGGGAAGATCTTGACCGTTGTAGGAAAAGAAAAAATAATGTCATCCGATTGGTTGGATTGACTGATATAAAAAATGGAGGAAAAAATAAATGTCAATCTACAAGAGAGGAAGTACATATTGGCTCGATATTACAACACCGAGTGGCGAACGAATTAGACGAAGCACTGGGACTGAAGTAAAGAAAAAGGCTCAAGAATTACACGATAAGATCAAAGCAGAACTATGGGATATGGCGCATCTTAACAAGAAACCGCCTAAACTCTTTGAAGAAGCCTTGTTATTATTTGTGGAAGATGCAAAGTTGAAAAAGGATTTTGATACGAACCGCAGACACGCCATTTATTGGCGTGCTGTTTTTGGTGGTTGGAAATTGAGTGATATTACAGGCGAAGATATTATGACTAATTTGCCGACATACTCAACCACTCATAAAAAACCATTGTCGCCTTCGACAAAAAACCGCTATCGCACGTCCATTTTGCGGGTGCTTTCACTGGCTTATAAAAATGGTTGGATTGATAGAATCCCTTATGTGAAAAAATTCGTTGAGCCAAAAGTCCGCGTGCGTTGGATTACAAAAGAGCAAGCCACAACACTGATTTCAAATTTGAATTTAGCGTGGATGAAAAATGTTTGTTCTTTTGCTTTATTCACTGGAGCGCGCATGACAGAGATTTTATCAATGACATGGGATAAAGTGGATTTTGAACGTAGTATCGCGATTGTTTCAAATGATGTAGCAAAATCAGGTAAAGCAAGAGCATTACCGTTGAATAACACTGCTTTGGATTTATTGCAAAAATTACACCAAACTCGCCGCAGTGAATTTGTTTTTCATCGTGGTACTGATAAACAAATTGGGCGTATTGATTGGCATGATTTCCATCAAGCATTAGAAAAAAGCAATATTCATAATTTTCGCTTTCACGATTTACGCCATACTTGGGCAAGTTGGCATGTTCAAGCAGGCACGCCGCTTTATACGTTAAAAGAGATGGGTGGTTGGGAAACATTAGAAATGGTAAAAAAATATGCACATTTAAATGCAGATCACATGATAGAGTTTGCGAACAATGTCACGTTTACGCCACACGAAGACGATGATTTCTCACAAGAAAATTTTTACAATGTAGTAAATTATTGAAAATGAAATGCTTTTTAATGGCAGGGGCGGAGAGGCTCGAACTCCCAACACCCGGGTTTGGGGACCGGGGGTCTCCCAATTGAACTAAGC